CCACCCACCGATAAGTTCTTAACGCGCACGCGACTCGCGTGGTGGATGGGGCCTCTATTAAAAGCGTAACTAATAAGAGCGGCTATGCCGCTCTTACCGATATGACACCAGTTCTGGACGAAAAAAAACCCCGCCAGATTTCTCTGACGGGGTCGGGGTATTACTCGGCGGCGGCTTCGTCTAAGGCATCCACCAGGAACGCGGCCAGGGTTGCAAGGCCGTCATTCGCGGCCCGCATTTTCTCGAAACCCTTGCGAAGTTTCTCGCTGGCCTTTTCGGCCGTATCGGCCGGAGCGATCGCGATCATGATCGTGCCATTCCCGCCAGTCTTCGCGCCAGTCTTTTTGCCAGTCTTACGGGCCGAGTTCATGCTAAAGGCCTTGCCGTCATTCACGGCCGCGCGAATTTGCGACAGGTACGCTTGCCGAGTATTAACCGACAAGTTGACAGGCATACCGTCAAATATCGCGGATGCCACAGCGCAAGTCTTACGACTCGCGCCAATCTTAATTTTGGCATCCCGCAAGGTTTTAATATGGCCCTTGATCGTATCGGTGGCCGTGGCCGCTGTATGTAGTACGCCTAGGTTCACGCCGATATCGCGGCCGATAGCCGTTGCGTTGATTGCAGGGGTCTTGCTGGCCTTGCTGTTTTTCTTCGTTGTCATGCTAACTACTCCTCTAAAGGTTGATTGAATGTCGCGTTTTCTGTCGCGACAACCAAACTATAGCATAAGTCTACGAGATACAAAATCCTATAGTCGACTATAGGTTGACATCACACCCCACCCGCCCCCTACCCCCCAAACTGGCTATATGGGACCCGCCCGCCGCTACGCTGTGTGTTTTGCACATCCAATCACACATATCCTCAAATCAATGTAAAAGTAAAAGACCCCCCACCCCCTATCGTTTTACCCGGCTAGAACGACCCCCTCTATATAGAAAACACCCCCCTTGTCTTTTCCAATGGGTCCCATACCCCCGGGGGGTATATAATTTTTTGGCGGGGTTTCCCGCTGACTTTGTTGGTTCATGACGCCCAGCAAGAGGTGGCGTGTAACGCTTGCAGCGGGGGGAGGCCCCAACTCCAGTATTTTCGGACTCCAAGTCTCTGACCCCGCACTTTTTTCAGGGAGGGTTAAGCAGGCATCAGAGGATGCGGCACACCGAGGTTTTTCCTGCTTTCCACTCGGTCTGAGTTGACCCGCCAAATCTGCCTCCCACCTTTACTCTTGACAAAATAAAAATACATGCTACTTTCCGGGCAACTGGAGCCACAAACCGCCCCTTACATGCCCATTGTCATAACACCTGAAGTTGGAATACCGCTGCCCTTTGACGTTACGCCAGAGGAGGCCGAAGGCTTTAGAGAGCGGGCTAAGGCTGCTTGCCAGACAATTCTGGACCTGATCCAAAACGGCGCAGATGTAAAAGCCGACGAAGAAGATTCAGCCAAGGCACATCAGATCATTGCCACAGAGAAGTTCACCCCGGCAAAGACACCCCCGGGCACCATCCTTAAACTTGAGGCACTGCTGGATCATTACGACCACGAGTTCCTTGAAGCCAACCGCAGAATTCAGAATCTTGTAACGAACAAGTTGCTGGAAGAGACCGAGAACGAAGATCCCAAAATTCGGATGCGTGCCTTGGAATTGCTGGGTAAGCGCAAGGGGGTACAACTCTTTACCGACCAGATCGAGATAACCATTAAGCAAAAGCCCATCGACGAGATTGAGAAAGAACTCGGATCCTTGTTGGAACGCTACATGGGCCCTGTCGAGCAGGCGGTTAAAGACGACGTAGAAGATGTTGAGGAGATAAAAGAGCCAGCCGTCATACCGGATGACGATGAGTTAGATGCCATGCTTGGGCTAAAGAAGGAGGGCGGGAATGGGCAGCAACCACCTGCAGACGCTCCTAGCCAATAAGTCCCAACTGGATCAACTCCCGCCGAGTGTAAAAGCCCGGCTGTATGAGTTGCTGGAGGAGTTAGAGGAGAGAAAGGCGGCTGAGAACGCCCAGAAATCCTTCATGGCCTTCGTGCAAAAGGTCTGGCCCGGGTTTATTCATGGGGCACACCACACCAAGATGGCCGCTGCCTTTGAGCGGGTAGCGGAAGGCAAAGTAAAAAGGCTCATTATCAACATGCCACCCCGGCACACTAAGTCAGAGTTCGCCTCATACCTGCTCCCGGCTTGGTTTCTAGGTAAGTTCCCTAACAAAAAAGTGATCCAAACCTCCCATACGGCTGAGTTGGCGGTGGGTTTTGGTCGGAAAGTGAGGAACCTTGTCGATCAGGACACGTATAGAGAGATTTTTCCTGCAGTGGCGCTACAGTCAGACTCTAAGGCTGCTGGCCGGTGGGCGACTAATAAGGGGGGAGAGTACTTTGCTATCGGTGTTGGAGGCGCTGTTACGGGTAAAGGTGCAGACATCCTCATCATCGACGACCCCCACAGTGAGCAAGAAGCCGCCCAAGCCGAAACCAACCCGGAAATCTACGACAAAACCTACGAGTGGTACACGTCGGGCCCGCGCCAGCGTCTCCAGCCGGGGGGAGCGATCATAATTGTGATGACCCGGTGGTCTAAAAAGGACCTAACCGGGCAAGTTATCAAGGCGGCAGGTCAAAGATCGGGTGAAGAGTGGGAAGTTATTGAGTTTCCTGCCATTTTGCCCTCGGGTAAGCCCTTATGGCCGCAGTTTTGGCCCCGTCACGAGTTAGAAGCCCTCCAAAAAGAGTTGCCGCACGGCAAATGGATGGCCCAGTACCAGCAGAACCCCACTTCTGAGTCCTCTGCGATTGTAAAAAGGGAGTGGTGGCAGGTATGGGAGGATGAAGAGGCCCCGCACTGCGAGTTCACCCTGATGGCTTGGGATACGGCCTTTGAGAAAAGCAACCGTGCGGACTACTCTGCCCTGACCCACTGGGGAGTCTTTTACAAAGATGACGATACGGGCACAAAACAGGCCAACATCATCCTGCTAAACGCCTTTCGGGACCGCTTGGAGTTCCCGGCACTAAAGAAAAAAGCACTGGAGTTTTGGGAGGAGGACCAGCCGGACTCGGTAATCATCGAGAAGAAGGCTTCCGGGGCTCCGCTGATATATGAACTAAGGTCGATGGGCATCCCGGTCCAGGAGTTCACACCAAGTAAGGGCAACGACAAGATCGCACGGCTAAACGCTGTGGCAGACCTTTTTGCTTCGGGTAGAGTCTGGGCACCCAACACCCACTGGGCTGAGGAAGTGATTGAGGAGGTTGCATCCTTCCCGGCGGGGGAGCATGATGACTATGTTGACTCGGTATCCCTTGCGTTGATGCGCTTCCGTAAGGGTGGATTTGTGCGTTCGTTACTGGACGAAGAGGATGAGCAGCCTTACTTCAGAGGCAGAGTTCAGGGGTACTACTGATGACGGTTACACAGCAACACATGGGGCGTAATTCGTTGGTAGACCGATTGGCTGCTCAGGTAGGTAATCGAGATTTGGCTATTGAAATATTAAAAAAGCGTGGACACTTGGCTCAAGATGGCAAGACATTAACGGCAGAAGGTATGAAGCGAAATGCTATGACAGCCGAAGAGCGTGCAATTGATCGTGCTGTAAAACGTACAGGTAAAGAGGCAAAAGACTTCACATATAAACCGGCAACAAATATGGCGGTTTTAAAAAATAGGAAATAAACATGGCAATTGACAAAGCACTTGGACAGGCTCCGATGGGGCTTAAGGATGAAGATCTGGCGATGATGGAGCCGGATATTGAGATTGAGATTGAAGATCCTGAGTCAGTAAGTATCAAGGCTGGTGGGCTGGAGATAGAGATTGAGAAAGACGAAAATGGCGATGACTTTAACGCCAACCTTGCCGAAGAGATAGATGAAGGTGAACTGACTGAACTGGCAGGGGATCTGCTAGGTGACTTTGAAGAGGATCTAAGTTCACGTAAGGACTGGATGCAGACCTACGTGGATGGCATTGAGTTGCTCGGTATGAAGGTTGAGGATAGGACAGAGCCTTGGCCGGGGGCTTGTGGTGTATATCACCCGTTACTAAGCGAAGCCCTTGTGAAGTTCCAAGCCGAGACCATGATGGAAACCTTTCCTGCACGGGGTCCGGTTAAGACACAGATTATTGGTCGTGAGACTCCTGAGAAAAAAGACGCTGCCCAGCGTGTTCAGGATGACATGAATTATCAGTTGACCGATGTGATGACGGAGTACAGACCCGAGCACGAGCGCATGCTGTGGGGGCTGGGGTTATCGGGTAATGCGTTTAAGAAGGTGTATTACGACCCAAGTTTTGAGCGTCAAGTTAGTGTATTTATTCCAGCAGAAGATGTCGTGGTGCCATACGGTGCCTCTAACATCCAGACCGCAGAGCGGGTGACGCATGTGATGCGTAAGACGCCTAACGAGTTAAGAAAACTCCAAGTAGCGGGCTTTTGGAAAGATATAGAACTGCCAGAGCCACAGGACACGTTTGATGAGGTTGAGAAGAAGATTGCTGAGAAGATGGGCTTTCGTGCCTCATCCGATGATCGGTACAAGATCCTTGAGATGCACGTTGACCTGGACCTGCCCGGCTATGAGGATAAGGACAAAGATGGGGAGCCGACGGGTATTGCGCTGCCTTACGTTGTCACTATCGAGAAGCAGACACAGACAATCTTAGCGATTCGTCGCAACTGGGACCCTGATGATGACACCAAACAAAAACGAAACCATTTCGTTCACTACGGTTACATCCCCGGCTTTGGCTTCTATTGCTTCGGCCTCATTCACCTCATTGGCGCTTTTGCTAAGTCAGGCACTTCTCTTATCCGCCAACTGGTCGACGCTGGTACGCTGTCTAACCTTCCCGGTGGATTTAAAACCAAGGGACTACGAGTCAAAGGCGACGATACTCCCATTTCGCCAGCGGAGTTCAGGGACGTAGACGTACCTAGCGGCACCATCAAAGACAACATCATGACGCTCCCGTACAAGGAGCCGTCGCAAGTTTTAATGACGTTGTTGGGTCAAATTGTTGAAGAAGGTCGTAGGTTCGCTAGTGCAGCAGATCTAAAGGTTTCTGATATGTCAGCCCAGTCGCCTGTGGGTACCACACTGGCGATATTAGAAAGAACGTTAAAGGTGATGTCGGCCGTTCAGGCTCGTATTCACTATGCGATGAAAGAGGAGTTTAGGCTCCTTAAGGTCATTATTCGTGACTACACCCCTGATGAGTATTCCTACGAGCCAGAAGAAGGCTCCCGTCGGGTTAAGAAGTCTGACTACGATCAGGTGGATGTCATACCGGTATCGGATCCCAACGCGGCAACTATGTCGCAGAAGGTGGTTCAGTATCAGGCGGTTATGCAGTTAGCCCAAGGCGCACCGCAGTTATATGACCTGCCATATCTACATCGTCAGATGTTAGAAGTTCTGGGTATTAAGAATGCCAATAAGTTAGTACCCAACAAAGAAGACATGAAACCACGTGATCCGGTGACGGAAAACATGGATGTGCTTAATGGAAAACCCGTAAAAGCATTTGCCTATCAAGATCACGAAGCCCATATCGCTGTGCATATGGCAGCGGTACAGGATCCGAAGATTGCCAAGATGGTTGGGCAAAACCCGATGGCTAATCAGATCATGGCGGCTATGGCGGCTCACATTACTGAGCACGTAGCCTTTGAATACCGTCGTCAGTTAGAAGAGCAGTTAGGTGTTCCTTATCCTGCCTTTAATGAAGAAGATGACGAGCGTATTCCTGAACAGATGGAGATTCACCTATCACGTCTGGCCGCAGCAGGAGCACAAAAACTTCTTGCTAAGAGCCAAGCGCAAGCAGCACAGGAACAGGCACAACAGGTCGCACAGGATCCGATTGTGCAGATGAAGCAGGCAGAACTTCAACTCAAGGCCCAAGATCTTGAATTGAAGAAACAGAAGTTAACAACTGACGCTGCGGCAAAAGCAGATCAGTTGGATATTGAACGTCAACGGATTGAGTCCCAGAAAGAGATTGCAGGAATGCAAGTCGGGGCCAAGACCGCAAAAGATCGTGCTGAGTTGGAAGCCCGCATGGAGTTAGAGGGAGTTCGGCTTGGTTCGCAAATCGCCCGTGATAAGGCGCAACCACAAAAGAAGGAGAATAAATGAGTAATGACCTTCTCAAGTATCTTTCAGACAAGATACGAGAGGAAATGAAAGTAATTGAAGGTGATACGGTTTTAGGACACGCAAAAGATTTTGGAGACTACAAGTACGCTTGTGGAATCTACCGTGGCTTATTAATCGCAAACAACGTTCTCGCAGAGACCGCAGAAAGGATGGAAAACGACGATGACTGAACTCGCCATCGCAACCGAAGAAGGTGATGTAAGCACGATTCCGGATTCTCCGGAGCGCAAAGCCAAGCAGGTGCCGGACCCCTCGGGGTATCGAATCCTATGTGGGATACCCAACATCGAGGAAACCTACGATGGCGGCATCCTTAAATCCGACATGACCATGCAGCATGAAGAACTCCTCACAACGGTGCTCTTTGTGATCAAGATGGGCCCGGATTGTTACAAGGACAAGGAACGTTTTCCAAGCGGCCCTTGGTGTAAGGAAGGGGACTTTATTCTCGTGCGCCCACACGCAGGTACGAGGCTCAAGATTCATGGTCAAGAGTTTCGGATCATCAACGACGATTCCGTGGAGGCTGTAGTTGAAGACCCCCGTGGCATCTCTCGCAGGTAAGGAATAG